AAATATAATTATACGGATGGTGTGCAATAGTTTATATTTTGAAGCCGTTTACCATTTACCTCCAGTCTTCTTAACCGTGATATTCTGCCCTTTTTGCTTCTTTCGTGCGTTTGGGTCATATTCATCACCTTCATCATCCGAGGCAAGATTCTTCGACATCTCCCAAAACTCTTTTGACCCCAATTTGTAGTCTGGTCTATCTTCGGCCTTGTACCAGAATATCTGGTCAGTGATTTTATTGGATTTTGCGTTGTTTGATATGACCAAGCAACTATAATTCTCAGTGGTTTGGTCTAATACAGAGCAGAATGACTCCAGTGTGGGAAACATAGAGGCGAAGTTTTCCCAGATTTTCTTACGATTTGATAAATAGTTCTCTCTTAGAATAAAAACGTAGTCAATGTTGGTACGTAGATTTGGTGGAATACCGAGCGGGTATTGCATCGTGATAATAAGCATTACTTTCCAGTGTCTCAATTATTACCATTTTTATTCAGACATTTCCTTCTGAAATCATTAAATCAATGCTTTTTGAATGGGCATTGCACTCTCTCGAGTGGGTTTAGACTATATCTTAAGGCATCATTGTAATTGGTTAAATTACTCAACCCCACGGGCATTTAGTCGTTGAACAATCATCATATCCTCACCATATATCGGGCATAGCCGTTTAAACAGACTTAGATGACTTGCTGCGGGTTATCTCTATTTTATACCTTTTTACTATACTTTATGTGATTAGCATAAACCGCGACTCTATTTCTAAAGCCGTTTAGTAGTATAAACCTCCATAGAACCAAAAGTTCTATATCAAGACGTCTCCGCAATTTGGACGTGTTGCATATAAAGGGTATGACCCTAAATACACTAGCCATTTTTTTGAAATGACTTAGGCAAACAATTCACCGTTCATGAAAAGGGCGCGCATCAGCTTATCTTTGGCCCACGTATTATCATACAAACAATCATCAAGAATTACGAATGTGCGCGGGTCAATGGAGCATTTCTTATACATTTCCATTTCTTTATGACACTGTTTCATCACCGTTTTTTGACGGCGCAGCACATTCTCGATGAGCACTGAGTTGTATTCTTCGTGGATGAATAGTTTAGGCACAAGTTTTCCGTAAAAACCGTTTCCAGCCTCGGTCCCTGATATAACTGTGCCGATGGGAACATCCTGATGAAAATATAGCAAGTCTTTGACTAAAAAAGTTTTGCCGGTGTCTCTTCTCCCGATGAGAACAATGACCGGACCCTTGTTTTCTTTAGGGTCAAATACAATACTTCTCATATCAAATTTTCTTAATTCTAAAGTCATTTGGGATGGATACGATATATATATGTTGTGAATAGAAATAAAACGGTCGGTTCAAACGAAGTGAGTTCAATTTTCAAATATTTTATAGTTTAGGTAAATTATAAGCACGTCCAATGTCCGATAAAAATAAATCGAAATTCCAAATTGGGTATAGGAAATTGAAGAAGCTTGATTTGGGTAAAATGGAAACTCAACATGATTCTGTAGATTCCGATGTGGATTACAATCCATATCGCATTAGCAACCTCCAGGCATACAATCCAATTTACAACCGTTTTTTCCAAATGGATGAGACTAACTACAATATGATTACTCTGAACAATAAAAATTTGGCGCACGATTTGAAAACGGTCTATTCTGAAAACGGCAAAATAGAGAAAAACATCCATATCAAGTTTTCACCTCTATTGAACCCCATTCATTTTTTAATTGGGAAATATGATTTAAACAGCAGTGTTTATAAAACTCTTCCTAAATATGACTCTGATGTAAAAACTTGTTTAGCCAAGAATTTAGATGAAAATAACAGTTCATACACGGATGCGTTTTTTTCGTATTTATCGAGTATGCTGTCCGACACACATGGTTGGGTTCATGGCGTTGAATATTACGGTTCTTTTTTGGGTGTTCAACAGAAGTTCAAAATTGATATAATGGACGACTTTGACTATGTAAACGACACTCCCTATTTCCTGGATAATATTGGAAAGCGTTTTGAGATTGATGAGAATGTGAGAATGATGTTAAATGATGGGTATCAAGGTAGTGGGTCAAGAAACAACCGTGCAAAGATAAATATTACAACTGACTCTGATAATATTGATTTGGAAATTGATAATGTAGAGGCGTGTCTGAATATTGAAAATATAGTTAACGATTCAACACCCGTTTTAATTGAAGACATTATTGTCCAGGAAGAGCAAGGAATTACAATCGATACTCAACAAAAATCAGATGACTCTGATGACTCTTATGAATCGAACTCTGAAGAGGACTCATTCTCAGCCAAGGAACCTTTGGAAAACGATTATGAAGAGGAATCTCAATGGGAAACTGAATCGTCATCATCGCCCTCATCTTTCCAAGAGGAGCAAAAACTATTTTGTTATCTACACGAGTTCCCAATTCAACTTATTCTCCAAGAAAAATGCACGGACACATTGGATAGTCTTCTAATACATAAACGTATTAATCACGATGAGCTCACCAGTGCTCTTTTCCAAGTCGTCATGATTTTGATTGTGTATCAGAAGGCTTTCGATTTCACACATAACGATTTACACACAAACAACATCATGTATATAGAGACGAGTGAACCATACTTATATTATTGCTACGAAAACACGCATTACAAGGTCCCCACATTTGGCCGCATTTTTAAACTCATTGATTTTGGTCGCGCGATTTACCGTTTTAACGGCAAGCTGTTTTGTAGCGACAGTTTTGCGCCAAATAATGACGCCCACACACAATACAATTGTGAGCCCTATATGAATGAGAACAAACCGCGCATCGAGCCAAACCCCAGTTTTGATTTGACGCGTCTCGGTTGCTCCATCTATGATTTCATTTTTGACGACCCTGAACCTGAGAAAAACATCCCAGAAATCTATAAAATAATTTGGGAATGGTGTTTGGACGACTCTGGAAGAAGTGTGGTTTACAAGAAAACAGGACAAGAACGTTATCCAGGGTTCAAACTGTACAAGATTATTGCGCGCACCGTTCATAAACACGTTCCCAAGGAACAGTTGAAACGCCCTCTATTTGCGGCATACAAAGATGTTGCGAACCCTGCCGAGTTCAATGTGGATTTGCTTCCTAGGTATACGGTAGTCCCCGATAAATAATATTGGAAAAAACTTTATAGAGATATTTATTATATAATATATATCTCAAAATGGAAAAAATAGACCATATCTTCTACATAAACATGGATAATCGCCCAGACCGTCGTCAAAACATTGAATCTGAACTTGCGCGTATTGGAATTCGTCCTGACGCAGCAACCCGGTTTCCCGCTTCTAGTTATCACGGATGTCCAAACACCGGTTGTTTACTAAGTCACGCTAATGCTCTCGAAATGGCATACAATATGGGGTATGAAAATGTCTTAATCTTAGAGGATGATTTTGTTTTTATTGATGATGCTGCGAAGATTGTCGGGGACATTGACGAGTTTTTCAAAATGGTAGAGGCAGGATTCAAATGGGACGTTATAATGTTGACTACATGTGCGGCCAAAGTGAGTGAATTTACGACAGATAAGATTTCGCGGATTTCGTCGTCTGGAAATGGGGCGGCTTATCTGGTAAACCGTGATATGATGCTGACGCTTAGTATACTTTTTACACAAAATGTAGATAATCTATTTTATACAAAACAACATTGGGTTTATCAAAATGATATTTTATGGAAAATGCTGATGCCGAAATCACGGTGGTATATGTTTAATCAGTATTTAGGGTATCAAAAAGGTGGATACAGCGATTTGTCGCAAGACCAGAAAATTGCAATTATTCCGCAAATCGTAGAGTCACCACATTATTAAATTGTTGTTTTTGTTTAGGTCGCACCTTCGGTGTTTAGGTCACACCTTCGGTGCTTTGGTCGCACCTTCTGTGCTTTGGTCGCACCTTCGGTGCTTTGGTCGCACCTTCTGTGCTTTGGTCGCACCTTCGGTGCTTTGGTCGCACCTTCGGTGCTTTGGTCGCACCTTCGGTGCTTTGGTCGCACCTTCGGTGCTTTAAAATTCACATGTAAGTAAAAACGCATCCTCCTTCTTTTCTTTATTCGCAAGTGCATATTCACTCACAGTGCGTTCAAAGAAATTAGACTTGGAATCAATACTAATTAATTCCATAAAATCTAGAGGATTGATACTTCCGTAAATCTTATCAATACCAAGTTGTAAGCACAAGCGGTCGCCAACAAACTCTATATATTGCGTCATCATCTTTGCGTTCATTCCAATAAGACGGCACGGTAGCGCCTCCGTAATAAACTCCTTCTCAATTTCAATCGCCTCGTGTATAATTTCCATTATTCTTTCTTTCGCCAGTTTTGTCTGCAATTTTGAATAAATCATAATCGCAAACTCAGTATGAAGAGCCTCGTCACGACTAATAAACTCATTCGACAAAGTGAGTCCAGGCATCAATCCACGTTTTTTAATCCAATAAATAGAGGCGAAACTACTACTGAAGAAAATCCCCTCTACACAGGCAAACGCAACAAGACGCGTCGCAAATGTCTCTACTGACTGGGTATCTGTTCCAAACCCAATCCACTTGCGTGCCCAATTGGCCTTCTTGGCGATACACGGGAAGTTGCCGATTGCCTGAAACAGTTTGGTCTTCTGTTCATTATTTCGAATATACGTTTCAATCAAAATACTGTACATCTCGGAATGAATGTTTTCCATAGCAATCTGGAACCCATAGAACGCCCGCGCTTCAGCCAACTGGACGTCGCTCATAAACCGTGTCGCCAAATTCTCCATTACAATCCCATCACTAGCCGCAAAGAACGCCAACACCATAGATATGAAATACTTCTCGTCATCATTCATCTTAGCCCAGTCACCGAGGTCTTTTGAAACATCGATTTCTTCGGCACGCCAAAAACAATCTACCTGTTTCTTGTACATCTTCCATATGTCCTGGTCTTTGATTGGGAACATAACATAACGGGCAGTGTCATCTTGTAATAGTGGGTCTTGCGAATTCATTCCTAAATAATATAATAGGTATATTTTATGTTTGTTCATAAACTCTTTTTCCCTGGTAAATCCCCGATTTTCAAACGCACTGCATACGTAAGCATTCGAGGTAGAAAAATACACCATCTATGTAAATGAACAAGAAAACGGTGGATTTAAGCAAAATAAATATGGATTTAAAGACGTTTCAAAAGATGGTTTTCATATACAATTCTGTCGAGAATGGCTGGGACGTGAAGAAAAACGGCGACCAATATGTCTTCTTGAAACCCCACGAGGGGAAAAAAGACGTGTATACCGACGAATATTTAGATAAATTCATAGATAAGAATTTTGATATTTTGTTAATCACTGCGAATTGTAAAAAAGATTGAATATTTCTATTGCCTCTACATTCTCATTTTGTAAGACCCGATTTATTTGGTGATTTATTTCTTTCTCCAAAAAGGGTAGTCGTGTATACAACATTGGATTATGTGATTTGGTGCCGATAGTATATTTGTCTGGATTAAAACGTATAAAAATGTATTTTTGACCGTCAGACACCATTATTTGTTGTGATTCTATCTGTTGTTTTACAACCTCTATACATATTGTTGTATTTCCTATGCGAATCCGATTGTCTATGCGGGTCTTTCCAAACCATAGAGGCGTTGAGTGAGCAAACCCATCAAAATAACAATGAATAAATTCGTTGATTGCTATTTCTTTTGTTTTACAGCGGGTTTGGAAGGTAAGTGGGTCGTCTTCAAAAATTCGAATATAACAATCTGGACAATATCCTTTGAAATTTTTAGAACCAGGTTTAGAGGTGCAGTTGGCGCCTCTACATTTTGTTAATTCATTTGCGTTTTCACTAATATTACTATGGGCCGAACAATATGACCCACTATTTTTTGGCCGTGTCCGACAATTCTCATATTTACAAAGCGTCGGCATATATATGTCCTAAAGAAACAAAAGTCGGGACATACCAATTTAACCAAAATTTTATAGAGAAGATTTTTACATCAAATAATATTGAATATTT